CATAGTGCATGTATTGCATTGCACTTATGAATGGTCTAAATGTAATTGGTTTACCATAAACATTTTGACCTACATTTGAGTCGTATGTAGAGAAGTGACCAACTGGTAATTGATTACCATCGTCATCTTCAGGTGTCCGATTGATTACTAATCTAGGTATGTTTGTACCCATGTTAGATCCATCATCTTGTCCGATTGCTTGCATTATTTGCTCATCAGACATTTCTTTTATATTTACTAATTTATTATCAGACATTTTGTCCTCCTATTTTTAACATAGTATATAACATATTTTGAATAAAAAATCAATAAAAAAATAAACTCAATGTCAAGTATATCATCAAAAATATAACGCATAGTGTCGCACATCCACACAAATAAGTAAATAATTTAGCTAACATATTCTAGTCTCCCCATTAATAACTTTAACATCCAAACCATCAGATTGTGCAAAGTATTTCCACTCTGAAAAAAACTCATGGTCATTGTCTATATACAATGTAGTTGGTTCTATTATGCATTGATCTTTTAATGCAGTGTATTCTAGAAAAGCAGAATACTGATCATCAGAAAACTCATCCATAGTTTCTAATGCATCTATTTCTTTGGTCATTCAACCTCCTTCATGTTTAACCAATCATAACC